GGCATCAGCGCACTCAATGACTGCGGATAACTGCGGGTACCCAACACCAGTCTGAATGCGAGTAGTGCAAACAGAACCGGGACCAATACCCACTTTGACAATATCAGCTCCAGCAAGAATAAGTTCCTCCGTCATTTCGCCTGTAACAACGTTACCTGCAATGATTATAATATTCGGGAAGTCAAATCTAAAGTCACGTACAAAGTCAGCAAAACGCTCTGAGTAGCCGTTAGCAACATCAATGCAGACATACTTTAAAGCATCGGCAACTTCATTGTAAACTTCACCAAACTTGTAGTAATCATCGTCTGTGATACCGATACTCATAGCAACGTTTTCTGTGCGACTAGTTCTACCATCAAAAAAGTTGATTAGTTCTTCTACAGTGTACGTCTTAACTAAGCAAGTAAACGCACCCTTTTCCGCAAGAGTGTCAGCCATTTCAAACGTACCAACACCATCCATATTAGCGGCCATAATAGGCACACCAGTATAGCTAATGTCTTTTACATTGTCGGGAAACGTTGGAACATAGTTACGAAACGTGAATGATCGCTTTAGATCAACTTCTTTACGACTACTTAGAGTGCTTCGTTTAGGTCGAATCAAGACATTTGAGTAGTCAAGTTTTACATCATTTTCAATACGCATATTGTACCTAGATTGTTGCGATTAGAAACATTGCGATCACTAGTGCCCAGTATAGACCACCAAGCACTAGTGCAAATTTAATTAGCCAAACAATAAAGTTAAACATCTTTCAAAATACCGATACTCTTTAGCATTGCTTTAGCATCAGTATAATCGGATTCACTGGTGTATGTCAAATCGAATTCTCTATCGATTCGATCATAAAACCCAATTCCAGATAAGCTAGCACTATCAACGTAAGTGGTGCTATAACCAGAAGTGAAATCAAAATCACTGAGATTAATAGTATAGCTTTCAAAGCTATTAGAAAACTCAGTGCCACCCGTTGTGTAAGTGATCGTGTAATTGTTTGGTCCATAATTATTCATCTGAACTACCCGTAATCAATTCGTACAATTCTACCAACTCTTCTTGTTCTTGCTGAACTGTGTTAAAGTTCTGCTTATGATAGATACGTGCAAGCTTGCGAATGTGCTTCTTCTCAAGGTCTAGTTCATCTGCTAGTCGAGCAATAACGTCTTTCTGAAAGTCTTTCTCAGCGTCTACACGTGTCATAGAGTTAGACATTTCTTTGATACCATCAAGTAGTTTTGCACGATCTTTTGGGTTAGACAACATAATATAATTCTCCTTAGATAATAGCCAATACTGAATCTTCTGAAACTAGAAATCCATCTACACCATTACAATGTACTGCATATACTTCGTTCCACTTCAAAAAGATTTTATCACCTTGTTTTACGTTTTCACACTCTGGACCAGCTTCAAGAACTTGACCAGCAGGGAGCATCTTGTCGCTTGCGCTGCCCGGAATGATCAGACCGCCAGCAGTCTTCTTTTCTGCCTCTAACTTACGAATGAATACTGTGTTTTTAATTGGTTTCATACTTTAATCACCTTTTTCATAGTTTTAGATATATTACTCTATTACAACAGCTTTGTCAAGCACCTTTTCGGATTGATCATAATAAAGTTTATACGCATTTATCATGGCTTGCTGTTGCTCTATATAAGCACGAATGTCACTTATGTTAAGCCCTAGATTCTCGTAGCCCTTGTCCGTTAAAGCAAACAATGCAAGAGGCCTTCCGCTAGATGTTACCTCTGCAAAGACTTCTTCATAGTTATCTTTAGTAATGATGATCCACTCTACATTGCGTAGATTCAATTCATCTGGACTTGCTACAACCAGTACAGGCTTATTCACTGGCTTAGTAGTTATTTCTACTTGATCTGTAGTCTGAAATAGAGAACAACCACTAAGGAGTAGGCTTAAGCCAAGGACACTCGCTATTAAACGCATTTGCACTTTCTGCACCTCTCTCTTTATCAGTTAGTTCTGCACCAGACAACAATTCAAAACAACGATTGACGTTATCAGTTGCGTTATTGATTATACGCTCTACCAGTACAGGCTTAGCCGCCGCTAGAACTCCTATGTCGTGTCTCTCTAGCTTCTCTACTAAAACATCATTCTGTCTACGTATAGTTTGATAGTCTGCATCTACCTGCTCATAGATAGATTGTAGTTGCTTATTAGCTTGGTCTAAATTGCTGATTGTTTGCTCATTAATAACAATCGAAGTTTCAAGCTTTGCGTTATTTTGTTCTAGTGTTGATATGGTAGCTTGAGTGTCTTTGTAATAAAGATAACCACCCAAGCCCATCGTGGCTACAACACCAAACATAATTAGATACACTTTCATATGTCACCCTAGTTTAGTCAAGAAGGTCAAATCCCCTCCACATGACTTATATAGTGATTTTAGCATCCACTTGTGACGATTGAAGTAAACATCTGAGCTATAAGTTGGTAGAAAGCCCATCCACGCCTCATGCTCTTCAACGTGTGCGTACCACATAGCTTGACAGAAAACACGAAAAGTTGATTTAGTCATAAGTCACCTCGATATATAACATTAGTGCGGGTACGATTAGCCAGAGTAGACCCTTAAGAAAGAAAAACAGAAAGGCAAGCTTACCCATCTTAGCTAGCTTTTGTTTCATCTTATTCAAGGCCCAATTCCTGTGCTTGTTCTGCTAGTTCATCAAGTGCTTTGTTCTGATCTTTCCAGATACGTACCTTGTGATACAGGTATCGATCATGCTGTAGCAAAACATCGGAACATGATTCGCAGAAGTGTAGACGATCTTGATGGTCATGGCCATAAGCTATAATAGTCCTACAACCATTACATAGTAGAGCACCATTACCATTGTTGAATTTTACACTAGCGTATTTCATATCTAAACCTCTATGAAGATACCATCTTCCCGGCTCATTATACGTTTGACCGTCAAAAACGCTTCACCTTTATCACCGCCAAGTATCTCATTCCAGAAGATTCTTTTTCCGACACAAACGAATGGACCACCCGAGGGATCAAAGAACCCAAGGTCTTCCATATCAATTTTCTCTTGACCTTCACGTCCACCCATACGCATGTATTTTGTTCCGTCTTCTTCCATGTGAAAACGATAAGTGTTGTCTTCTACTCGTTCAAACCAGTATTCTTTTCCGTATCTATTTTTCATTTCTTAACCCCACCAAGAAGTATCAGCACCAGCAGTAGCAGAGTATTGCATCACATCAACGTCAACACCTTCCATTGCTACACCATCATTCTCAATCAGCGCACCTAACTTACGATTAGCAATTGCAAGATCAGCAATGCGATCATACAGATACTCACCACGCTCAGGATAATCACACTTGAGGTAGCCCATCAAAGACTTCTGACCCATCTTGATGTTGTACTGATTATTTTCAATCATTTTCTTTAGAACTTCTACATTGTACTGTTTCATAATCAATCTCACTATTAAAGGTAAAGAGGACCAGTCCAACGAACAGTGTAACCACCGTCAATGATGTTGCCTCGTGCAGCGTTACGGGCAGGAGCGCTGTAGCTTGCAGCTTTCAGAATGTCACCTTTACGAAACTTCTTGTCATCTTCTTTCATAATGAAGCCCCAAACGCTTCGATTCGCAATCACTTTGATGTACTTGCGACCTTCTTCAACAGTCAGCTTATCACAGAACTCTGCATACATACGATCACGAATCTCACGGCGATCTGGATCACCCATATCACGGAAGTTCTCAGCGTAGTCAGCTTTAATGGCTTCGAGTAGTGCATTCATTTCGTTTTTCATAATCAATCTCTCTCAATCAACGTTACAGTGTAATTCTAACAGATACGTAAATAGAGTCAAGGATTATTTTGGCATTTCCTTAAGTTTTTTGGTTTTAAATTTACGTAGCTTCTTACTAAACATCATTGGGCTTTTGAAGAAAGTAAGTTTACCGTCTTTGACGTTACGATAAGCGATACACTTACCAGCATCATTCAAGTAGTAAGTGTGATTAGGCATGTTAGGATTGTCTTTCCAAACAGTAGTTTCGATTAGCTCTACGTACATCACAGTTCCCCATTCTTTTCGAGATTCTTTAGTATCGTCTTAGGCAGACCAGCAACTGGTTTAGACTTTACAACATTCTTACTCAAATTTAGCATCATAGCACTATTGCGTTTCTTAACTTTCATTGTGACCCCTAAATAGCTATTTTGATATCACGTAAACACTCTGCCGCTAGCTTGTCTTCAAGACCAAATGCTTCTTTCTCCCAAGGGGCATCGTTGTAGTCAACATTAACGTATGATTTCTTTTTCCACATAGTCGCACCTTTAACATAGCGCAACTCTTTACGTGCATACTGCTTAACATGCACCATTTCATGGCAAATAGTACTGACTAGCTCGTAGAGACTCAGACCTTTCTGAATACTCAAAGTGAACTCACGATTAGTATCACCTAAAGCACAATAGCCGAACACATCAAGCTTTTCAAACTCTACTTCAATATCTAGGGTTTTCATACGGGGCATCATTTTGTTAATGCACCAAGCAACTACATCGTGTGCAATCTCACGCTCTTTCTTACGACCGCCGACACAGATTACGTTGTTCATAAAAAACCTCTCAAAGAATCAATTACAGGTTAATTGTAACATCTTTGAGAGGTTTGTCAAGGAATTAATCCTCTTTAGAAATCAACGACTTAACGTGACTTCTATGAATTTTGCAGTTGATAATACCATTGTAGTACTCATCTGATAGCAGTACTTCACGATCAAACTGCTCTTTGGCTTCTAGATAAGACATTTCACCTTTCGACTTACATAGATGTATAATCTCACGATGAAAAGCTTCTCCACCTCGCTCTTCGACTAGTGCTTTCACTTCATCTGAAGACCCATAGTAGGTCTGCCAATCTGACTCTACTATCTTAGTACGTTTTCTAGTCTTGCCCTTAAGAGGCGGTAGCTTGCGCTTAGACTTGAATAGCTTTTTACCGACATACTTTTTATTATTGCTCAAATCAGTGATCACATAAACAAATCCAACATAATCTTCAATCATATCACTGGTGAACGCTTCTTCACCATAATACCACATAGTTAATCCTCTGAATCATCCCATTCGTCCCAGTCTTCTGGCACACGGTCTTCATCAAGATCAAGTTCATCTGGCAACTTCTGTCCGCATGATGGACAAAACTCCAACTCAACATCTGACATATCAAATTCTACAATAAAGTCAGTGTCGCAAAAAATGCAACGCTCTTCGTATCGACTCATATTTGTTCTATCTCCACACCACATTTCTTTAGAAATCCGATACCATCTGTTGATCTATAATGATTTCTAAAGAATACTTTATTAATCCCAGCGCTATAGATTTGCTTAGCGCATTCAATACAGGGAGCATGAGTAATGTACATATCAGCACCAAGCCCGCTTTCATGTGATCTTGCTAGCTTAGCAATCGCATTTGCTTCTGCATGTATTACTTCAGGCTTTGTCTTGTACTCAACGTATATATGTCTATCTGTTTCTGGTATTGCGTTTATACTGTCTGCCCAGTGTGGCAATCTAACAGGTTCTTCGCATTCGTTATCCCACCCGCTAGGCATTCCATTGTAGCCGATAGATATAATACGATTATCTTTAACTACAATAGAACCAACTTGTAGTCTTTTAGCAGTTGACAGAGACCCGAAAGTCTCTGCCGTTTTCATGTAAGCGTCTTGCCACTTATCCATACAACTTCTGGAACTCCACATAGCCACCAATAGGTTCATCATTCACTTTGATCTGTGGAAAAGTACGTGCGCCTGGAAACGCTTCTAATACTTCTTCACGTGTAAAGTCAACGCCTAGTTGTTTGTATGTATAGTCCAGTTGTTTAGCTTCTGCGAATGCTTTAGCTTGTGTACAATGTGGGCAATTCTCTTTACCCCAAATCTCAATTGTCATAGCGAAAATCCTTTGAATGTATCTTGCGATACGTCTTGTTTGGTACCACCGCTTACGTAGCTAGTGATTTCTGTTTCTTGCGGTGCAACTTGTACGTCTGCTCCACTGATCCACTTGTTAGTCCATGGTAGTGGGTTGCTCTTGACATCGTATGGTGATTCTAGACCAACATTCTTCATACGCTTAGTAGCTATCCACTCAACATAAGATGATAGTAGTTCTGTATTTAGACCAATCATTGAACCATCTTTGAATAGATACTGCGCCCAAGCTTTTTCTTGGTTAGCTGCATCGACAAACATCTTAGTTGCTTCTTCTTTAGTCTCTTCTGCAATCTTCTCAAAGATAGGATCGTCTTTCTTTAGAGTACGTAGAAGTAGCTGAGTAGAACCTAGATGCAAGTTCTCATCACGTGCAATTAGCTTGATGATCTTAGCATTACCTTCCATCTTCTTAAGTTCTGCAAATGCCCAAGAACATGCAAATGAAACGTAGAAGCGTACACCCTCTAGAATGTTAACACTCATTAGTGTTAGCCACAACAACTTTTTCAATTCATACATAGAAATTGTCTTAGTTTTTGGGTAATCACCACCATCAGTAATAATAGTATGAGTACCTTCACCAAGAAGATTGTACCAAGAACTCATTTCAATTAGATCATCGTAGTATCTAGAGATATCACCAGCACAATCAACAATCTCTTCAATATCCATCATTTCATCAAAGATTTTTGATGGGTTACTGTACACGTTACGAATGATGTGTGTGTACGAACGGCTGTGAATAGTCTCAGAAAA